ATATAAAACTCTTAGTGGGAAATCAGTATCCAAAATGAAATTTGGAAACATTGCTGATGCCAAAGAGTTTATGAATAAGTATGATACTGTAGAAAATTTTGAAATCTACGGATATACTAGTTGGATGTATTGTCATCTTTCTGATGAATATCCTAAAACAATTGCATATGATTTTAATCAAATTAAATTAATGTATATTGATATTGAGGTTGCTTCTGAACATGGATTCCCAAAACCGGAAGAGGCAAAAGAAGAGATCACCGCAATATCAATGAAATGTGGAAAAGATTTTGTTGTAATTGGTTGTGGAGATTATAATAATACAAGAGAAGATATTGAGTATGTTAAATGTGAATCAGAGAAAGAATTAATTTATGCATTTGTAGAACATTGGAAAAGAATATCTCCTGATATTATAACTGGATGGAATATTAAGTTTTTTGATATTCCATATATTGTGAATAGACTTGTAAATTTGTTTGGTGAAAAATATATAAAACAATTATCGCCCTGGAACTTTGTTAGAGAATCAAAAGTTATGGGTCTTGGAGGAAAATATAACCAGACATATAATCTAACTGGCATTTCAGTACTTGATTATTTGGATTTATACAAAAAATTTACCTTAGTCAATCAAGAATCTTATAGACTTGATCATATTGCTAATGTTGAATTGGGAGAGGCTAAATTAGATTATTCAGAATATGATACATTACATCAACTTTATAAACTTGATCATCAAAAGTTTATTGATTATAATATTAAAGATGTAGAATTGATTGAACAGATTGAGGAAAAAAAGAAATTAGTTGAACAGGCTGTCGTTCTTGCTTATGATGGAAAAACAAATTATGATGATGTGTTTAAACAAGTAAGAATGTGGGATATTCTCACCTTTAATTATTTAAGACAAAATGACATTGTTATTCCACAAAAAGAAAGAAAATTTAAAGATCATGCATATGCGGGAGCATATGTAAAAGATCCACAAATTGGAAGACATGATTGGGTTGTTTCTTTTGATTTAAATAGTTTGTATCCGCATCTTATTATGCAATATAATATTTCGCCAGAAACTTTAATAACTGGTGAATTACCAGCAGATATTCAAAAATTAAAGAATGAAATAACTGTTGATAATTTATTAAATCGTAAAATAGATTCTTCTATTTTGAAGAAATATAATTTGTGTATGGCAGCGAATGGACACTTTTTTAGAAGAGATATTCATGGGTTTCTTCCAAAAATGATGCAGAATATGTATGATGATCGTGTTCAGTATAAGAAGCAAATGATAGATGCTTTAATAGAATATGAGAAAAATAAAACTAAAGCAATTTCTAATAGAGTAGATAAATTTAAAAATTTACAAATGGCGAAAAAGGTTTCACTTAATTCTGCATATGGAGCGTTGGGTAATCAATATTTTCGTTTTTATGATACTAGACAGGCGGAGGCGGTCACTAAATCTGGACAATTAACTATTCAATGGATTGAGAGAGATGTTAATAATTTCTTAAATAAGTTATTAAAAACTGACAATGAGGATTATGTTATTGCTAGTGATACAGATTCAATTTATGTGGTTCTTGATAAATTGGTTAATAGCGTATTTAAAGATGAAATTGACAAAGAAAAGGTTATTAATTTTCTTGATAAAGTATGTGAGGGTAAGATTCAGGAAGTGATTAATGAGTCATTTCAGAATTTATTTGAATATATGAATGCTTATGAACAGAAAATGTTTATGAAGCGCGAAGGACTTTCAGATAAAGGCATTTGGACATCTAAAAAAAGATATATGTTGAATGTTTATGATAATGAGGGTGTTCGCTACAAAGAACCTAAAATTAAAATGATGGGCATTGAGGCAGTTAAATCATCAACTCCTTCTGCGTGTCGTGATAAATTGAGAGATGCAATTAGCATTATTATGAATAAGGATGAATCAACGTTATTGGATTTCATTGAAGAGTTTAAAGGGAATTTTAAAAATCTTCCAATAGAAGAAATTTCTTTTCCAAGGTCAGTTCAAGGAGTTAATAAATATTATGATTCTAATCAACTTTATAAAAAAGGAACTCCACTTCATATTCGTGGAGCAATCATATATAATGATATGATTCACAAAAATAGTTTGGGAAGAAAATATCAAGCTATTCAAGAAGGTGAAAAAATTAAATATACTTATCTTAAAGTTCCAAATCCTACAACAGCTAATGTCATTGCTATGTTAAATACATTTCCTAAAGAATTTAAATTGGAAAAGTATATAGATTATGATTTACAATTTACTAAATCGTTTCTTGATCCACTTAAAATCATTCTTGATACTATTGGATGGGAAACTGAAAGAAAATCAACATTAGAAAATTTTTTTTGATGAAAGGAAAAAATGAATATATTAAATAAAATGAAAGCTTGGTTTATTGGAAGTGGCTATGCTGAATCCACAAAAAAACCAAAAATACCTATAAATCATGAACCAATAGAAATTGAACCAGCTGAAGTAAATATTGAATCCATGACTAAAAAACAACTTGAAGCATTTGCTCGTGATGAGTTTAATGTAGAATTGGATAGAAGGCACAATAAAAAACGTCTTTTTAATCAAGTACGAAAATTAATTAAGGAAAAATAATTATGACATTTTTGAGTAGAGCAAAAACTATTGCGGACAATCCATATGCTTCGATTGCGGTTGAAGGAATAGATACTGCAGACATAGATGAATATGTGGATACAGGATGTTACACTTTAAATGCACTTTTATCAGGAGATATAAAGGGTGGGTTACCATCTAATAAGATTACCGCTATTGCGGGAGAAAGTTCAACAGGTAAAACCTTTTTCACACTTGGTATATGTAAACATTTTCTTGATAATAATATAGAAGGCAGTGTTATATATTTTGAAAGTGAATCTGCAGTAACAAAAGCGATGTTGGATGCCAGAGAAGTTCCTACTGATAGATTTTTAGTTATTCCTGTAACTACAGTTCAAGAATTTGCAAATCAATGTTCAAAAATCATAGCAGAATATGAAAAGGAATCAGAAAAAACGCCATTGTTAATGTGTCTAGACTCTTTGGGTAATTTGTCAACTACTAAAGAGATGGAAGATACTACTAGTGGTTCTGATAAAAGAGATATGACAAGAGCCCCCGCTTTAAAAGGAGCTTTTAGAGTTTTAACTTTGAGACTTGCAAGAGCGGGAATTCCTATGATTGTAACAAATCATACTTATGATCAAATAGGGTCGATGTTTCCTACTAAAGAAATGGGTGGAGGATCTGGTTTAAAATATGCAGCATCAACTATATTATTTTTGTCAAAGAAAAAGGAAAAAGTTGGTAACGTAGTAGTTGGTAATATCATACATTGTAAAACACATAAATCTAGATTAACAAAAGAGAATAGAATAGTGGATGTTCTTTTAACATATGATAAAGGATTAGATAGATATTATGGCCTACTTGACATTGCAGAAAAGTATGGTATAATAAAGAAGGTATCAAATAGATATGAATTTCCAGATGGAGGAAAACATTATGGAAAGGCGGTTTATGCAGATCCAGAAAAGTTTTTTACAGATGATATTATGGATGGTATAAATGCAGCTTGCAAAAAAGAATTTTTATATGGTCAGGTGGGAGTAGAAGAATTAGATGGATAGAGTTGAACATTTAATATTAAAAAATCTATTATATAATGAAACGTATACTCGCAAAGTTATACCTTATCTTAAAGGTGTATTTTTTGAAGATAAAGGAGAAAAGGCACTTTTTGAAGAATTACATTCATTTATTTCGACTTATAATAATCTCCCAACAAAAGAGGCAGTTGTAATCAATTTGAGTGAAAGGACAGATCTTCATGAAGATGATTATAATAGTTGTGTTAAACTTGTTGGATTTTTAGAAGAAAATAAAGAAGAAATATCTGATGAGGAGTGGTTACTTAATACTACAGAATCATTTTGTCAAGATAAATCCATTTATAATGCTATTATGGAGAGTGTTCAAATCATTAGTCCTAATAGTAAAACTAAAGATGATAAGGGGAAGATACCAGAAATTCTCACAGATGCTTTAGGAGTAACATTTGATCCTCATATTGGACATGATTATATAGATGATAGTGACGATCGTTATAATTTTTATCATAAAGTTGAGGAAAAGATTCCTTTTGATTTAGAATATTTTAATAAAATTACAAAGGGTGGATTACCAAGAAAGACATTAAATATCGCATTGGCAGGAACAGGTGTAGGTAAATCATTGTTTATGTGTCATGTTGCGGCTAATTGTTTAAATGAAAGTAGAAATGTATTGTATATTACATTAGAAATGGCAGAAGAAAAGATTGCAATGAGAATTGATGCGAATCTTTTAAATATTTCTATGGATGATATTACTGATTTACCAAAGGCTATTTTTGATCAGAAAGTTGCAAAGCTGAAAAGTAAGGCTAAAGGAAAATTAATTATAAAAGAATATCCAACTGCCGCAGCAGGAGCCCAACATTTTAGAAGTCTTCTGAATGAATTGGCATTAAAAAGAGATTTTAAACCAGATATTATTTTTATTGATTATTTAAATATATGTACTTCATCTAGAATCAAAGCAGGAGCATATGTAAATTCTTATTCATATATTAAATCTATTGCGGAGGAATTGAGAGGTCTCGCAGTAGAATATAATGTTCCCATCGTTTCCGCTACACAAACTACAAGAAGTGGATTTACTTCTACAGATATTGGATTAGAAGATACGTCTGAATCTTTTGGTTTGCCCGCCACGGCTGATTTCATGTTTGCCATAATATCCACTGAAGAGCTTGAAGAATTGGGTCAATTTTTAGTTAAACAGTTAAAAAATAGATACAGTGATCCAATATATAACAAAAGATTTATGATTGGAGTGGATAGAAAGAAAATGAGACTATTTGATCTTGAAGAATCTGCTCAAACGGGCATTAATGATGTTGTTGATAATAGCAAAAAAGTTAAAAAGACAGATGAATATGATGATGTTCCTTCCACAGAGAATACTGAAAAAAAGAAAGACTTTGACAAGTTTAATTTTAACTAAATATAGCAAATACCTATTACTATTACGGAGACTATTATGTGGTTTACTGAGAAATCAAAATTTGAAAATTTAAATAAAGCCGTTTTGCAGGTAGTTAATCCTTCCGCAAATCCACCCGACGCCCCCGAAGAAGAAGTTCAATCAGAAGTGACACCAGAAGAACAAAGAATTCCTGATGAAAATTCAGAAGTTTTACAAGAAACTGTAGATGAGGGCCTAGAATTACAAGTAAAGATGGCATTGTCTGATATTAATGTAGAAGGCAAATGGAAAAAAGGAAAACTTCATGTTCCAGCGAAACATGTAGATAAAGTTGATAAGCATTTAAGAAGTCAAGGAGTTAAAGATACTTTTCATATCATGGGTGAAGAGGAAAATAAATCAAACTTTGCTGATGCAATAGCGAAATTTAAGAAGAGGGGCGGGAAAGTGAATAAAATGCCAGATTCCCCCAATTATGGAAATTATGGACATGGAATGTCTAAAAAAGATAAAGAAGATGCAAAAAATATTATAAAGTATCGAGATGAAAAAGGATATGCACTAAAGAAATGAAAACGTTTAAATCTTATCAGGAAACAGAACTTGTAGAAGGATCATCAGATACAGCAGATATGTATGCATTGATGGTGAAGGGGTTGAAATCTATGCCTGGTTCACCAAAACAAAAAGAGATCATCAAGCAGATAAATGTCATACGAAAAAGAATGGGTATGAAATTGATGAAAGAAGATTTCAATTTTGATGAAGCATCAAAATTACCACCTCATCTCGCAAAGTTCTTTGACAAAAAAGGTAATCCAAAACCAGAAGTTGCAGCACGTATGAGAAAGGGTGCGAGACGAAGAGAAGTCGAAACAAGAATAACAGATGTAACGCCTAAGGGATATGGTCCTAAAGAAGAATTGGAACTTGGCGAAGTTGATGATCGAAGGCAACGAAGTGAAAGAGAAGCAGTAAACAAAATTTCAAA